GAAGGACTTCTTTCGTTGGTTGCTAAGTTGGAAAGCGAACTTTCAGAAGCTAAAAAAGCAAATGAGAATCTTTCAAGCGAAGTAACAAAATTAAGCGCACAGCCTGCCGCTACTTCAATAAAAGAAGTAAAGCAAGCAAAACAAACAGCTTCGAAGCCATATCACAAAATGAGCGCAGAAGAACGTTTCTTATTCAATCTTAAAAAATAAAAAAACAAACAATAAAAAATGGCTACTACAACAAGTTTGACCACAACATTTGCTGGTCGCGAAGCGGCAGGATATATCCGCGCTGCATTTTTAAGTAACGAGTCTTTGGCTGCGGTTACAATCAAAGAGAACATCGAGTACAAGCAAGTTGTTCGTCGTTTAGTTGACGACGTAACTTTCGCAAATGCTACTTGCGACTTTACAGCAACAGGAACGGTAACACTTTCTGAGCGTATCTTGACACTTGAGAAATTCCAAGTTCACAGACAATTGTGCAAAAATACGTTTTTGATCGATTGGGAATCGCGTTCAGAGCAGAACAACGAACTTCACGCTTCTTTGAGTGATGCTTTAATTGCTAACGTTATGGCAGGTGTTGCAGCACGCAACGAGGTTTTAATTTGGCAGGGTGTTAACGCTAACGCTGGTGAGTACGCAGGTTTCGAAACTTTGTTCTTGGCTGACGCTACGGTTCTTGACGTTGCTGATCCAGAGGCAATCACTTCTGCAAACGTTATTGACGAAATGGCGAAACTTGTTGCTACACTTCCAACGCGCGTTCGTCGTGCAACTGAGAAGCCTGTAATCGCAGTTTCTTCTAACGTTGCTGAGGCATACAGAAGTGCAATCTTAGGTCTTGGTGGTGGTTACTACCTTTATCAAGGTGAATCAGTTGTAATGAATTGGCAGGGTCAATACGACGTTATCGAATGTCCTGGTATGTCTGACGACACAATGGCGTTTTACCAAAAGTCAAACCTTTGGTTCGGTACTAACTTACTTGACCAATGGAACAGCGTTGCACTTTTGGATATGTACCAATACGACCTTTCTGACAACGTGCGTTTCGCTTGTTCTTTCTTCGCTGGTGTACAATACGGTTTCGGAAACGAGATTGCATTCTATCAATACACAGCATAATTCAACCATTCTAACCCTTGCATATAGAGAGGTGGTGGCATAAAAACCACCCCTCTTTTATGCTAATAAAAAACATACAAATATGTCATGTGAATTAAGCGCAGGTTTTACACTCGATTGCAAAGACGGCATCGGTGGAATTAAGCAAATCGTTTTGTTGGATCAAAATTTAGTTACAGGTATTACATTAGACGGATCGCAAGTGATTACAGCAATTGCTGGTCCAACAGATGCAGACTTATACACTTATGAGCTTCCAACACAAACAGGTTCATTCGAAGAAACAATCAACTTCAACCGCGATAACGGAACGGTATTTTATACTCAGACTGTTAACGTGATGTTGCATAAATTGAGCGCAGCAAAACGCAAGGAATTGCAAACAGTTGCACAGGCTCGTGTGATTGTATTCGTTCAAGATACAAACGGAAATTGGTGGGCTGTTGGTTATGAGTACGGAGCAGACCTTTCTACTGCAACAGCAGGAACAGGAACAGCTTTAGGAGACGCTAACGGGTACACTTTAGCGTTCACTCACGAAGCAGCAGTTCGCGCTTACAAATTGAGCGGAGCGCCTTCTTCTGTGATATCGTAATAAAAAAAACTTTTACACATAGAGGGGCAAAGCGTCCCTCTGTGTTGTAATTTTAACGTAAAGGAACAGATAGAATGGTTTATCTTAATACAAATACAGCGAATCAATACGCGTATCTTTCGTTAGACGAAGGACGTGCATACTTCAATGTAGCCTTTACACACTACCTGCTTGTTATGACTTACGAAATGACAGGTGAAAAACTCGGGCAAGTAGTAACCGTAATAAACGAGAACGAACGCGTGACTAAAATAAGACTTACAACCGTTGGTTTGGTCGATGCAGGTCGTTATCATTACGAAGTATACGGTCAAAACAGCTCAAGCAATATAGATCCTACCAATGCTTCCGTCGTTGGTTTAATTGAAAAGGGTTTGATGATTTTACAAGACGGAACTATTTTCTTTGACGTTTCTTCACCGACAATTCCTGTCGATGTAATTTATACAGGTGCATAATATGAGCAACATTCAAGCAATAAATCTTTCAGCGTACCAACCAGTTGAAGCAATTGAAACGGAAAATCGTGCAGGATACATAAATTATGGTCAGAACAATTTATTTCCACAGCACCTCATAACACTATACTACAATAGCCCTATTCATAACGCATTGACGAACTCAATTGCGTACATGATTGAAGGACAAGGAACGGGAACTATTCTTGACAATGCTTTGCAAGGCATCGCGTTCGACTTGAAATTACAAGGTTCATTTTGTGCCGAAGTAATTTGGTCAATGGACTTCACACGCGTTGTACAAATCAACCACTTACCTTTTGAGAATTGTCGTTTAGCTTATGATAAAGAAGAAGACGATATTACAGGAATTTTCTATTCAAAAGACTGGGCAAATACAAGAAGCAAAAGAGGTAAACCAGAGTTCATTCCTGCGTTCAACCCTTCAATCGCGCAAGAACAACCAAGACAAGTTATTTACGCACACGGCATGATGGCTGGTTCTTCGTACTACGCGAAGCCTGACTACTTCGGTGCGTTAAACTACGTTGAGTTGTCCTATCAAATGGGAATGTACCACGTCAACAATATCTTGAACGGTTTATTTCCTTCGTTCATAATTAACTTCTTAAACGGCATACCGCAGAAAGAAGAACGTGAAGCTATTCGTCGCGAGTGGGAAACAAGATTGAGCGGTGCAAGTAACGCTGGTAAGTTCTTAATGACCTTCAACGAAGATCCTGCTCGCGCTCCACAAATCGAATCGTTTCCTTTGTCGGACGCAGATAAGCAATATCAGTTTTTATCAGAAGAAACAGCGAAGCAAATCATGGTCGGACACCGCGTTGTTTCGCCATTGATTCACGGCATACGCGACACAACAGGATTTGGTTCGAACAAAGATGAAATGATTGTTGGTTTAGAGATATTCAACAACCAAGTTATCAAACCATATCAAAGAATCATTGAGCGTGTCTTTACTCCAATTTTAGGAGAAATTAACATTGAAATGAACTCACCATTCAACGACGAAGTTGTCGTTGTTGAACCAACGGTGCAAACTGCTGAATTAAAAAAAAAAGTAGTTGCTGCTGAGAATAAGATAAGCAAAGAGCAAAGCGAAGCGTGGCTTCAACACTTACGCGAAAAGGCTGAATACATCGACGAAGAAGAATGGCAATTGCTTTCTGACGAAGAAGTAACTAACCCAGAAGACGAAGAAAAATATCGCACGGAGTTTATGAGCGTTCGCGGTTATTCAAACCCCGATGAAAGAAGCGAGTCACTCGATACTGGATTGTATAAAGTACGTTACTACTATTCAAAGAATTTTACATATAGAGACGGCGAAATTGTAACGCGTGACTTCTGTCAAGAAATGGTTGCGCTATCAAAAGACGGAGCGTTATTCCGTTACGAAGACATTATCAAAATGGGTAAAAACCCTGACGTCAACGGCGACTTCGCACCTTCGGGAAGCAACACTTATTCAATTTGGATTTTCAAGGGCGGTGTTTATTGTCGCCACGCGTGGTTCAGAAAGATATTTTTCCGCAAAAGAGAAGGTGGACGTTTCTTACCTAACGACGGATTGAAAAACGATAGAGTGGTAACAGGCGGTGTTGCAAATGAACTATTTCCAAAAGGAATAGAAGCGGTAAGACCGAACGATATGCCGAATAGAGCATCACTAAAATATAAATAAAAACTACAATGGCACTACAACCCGAAGTTCTACTCATTGACGAGAATTACATAAAAAAATACAGTTGGATTAACGGCTCGGTTGATCCGTTGCTTCTTTATCCTGCTATCTATTTGGCGCAGGACAAGTACGCACAACTATATCTTGGTACTGATTTGTACAATCGCATTAAAGAAGACGTTGTGAACGACGACATTACAGGCGCATACGCAACCCTTCTGGACAATTACTTGCGTCGAATGATAATGTGGTGGACTATGTACGAAGTGTTGCCTCATTTGTACGTTAAAACCGACAACGGAAGTTTAGTAATTAGAACAAGCGAAGACACTACACCAATCAGCCAAACCGACTTACAGAACTACCGCGATCAAGCAAGACAACAGGCGATGTTTTACACGCAACGAATGGTTGACTTTTTGTGTCAGAACTCGAGCGACTTTCCCGAATACACGACGAACACAACAAATCAAATATGGTCGCAAACAAATGTATATCCGTCGAACGCTTTCGAGATTAGCAACGGACGTGACAGACGACCATACGAATATCGCAGACCAGGACTTGGTTGGATTAGATAACTAAAATAAAAAACATGGCTACAAGGGGCAGAAAGAAAGACATGGTTAAACAAAAGATTTACGAAGAAAAGTTTCGTAAGTATTTAGTAAGAAAAGAAAAACAAATAAAGAAGTTGAGCAATGAAAGTTAACGAGGAAGGTTACGCACTAATAAAGAAGTATGAAGGTTGTCGTTTGAAAGCGTACAAGTGTCCTGCTAACGTGTGGACTATTGGCTACGGAAACACCTTCTACGAAAACGGAATGAAGGTTAAGGAAGGCGACGTGATAACGCAACAACGTGCGGAGGAACTTGCGAAGTTTATAATCGACCAATTCGCTGTAACCATTGAACCATTTA